ATTGGTTGCGTCTGGCGATACATCGCCGAGGAAGGTAGGAGTGGATTTTGACCGCGGCTTCTTGCCGATCGGCTGCTGACCCACGATTGGCGGTGGGGCTGGTGGTGCGCCTGGGGCTTGTGGTGTCCCTGGGGATTGTGCTTTGCCGAACATCAGGCGATCATCCTTTCCTCTTCGAAAGGGTTGTAGTCGGATTCGACAGGGGCTGGCTGTGGATAATCGCCACCAGCCCGGGCGTGGTTGTTTAGAGGGTAGGCGAAGGTGAGAGCCAGTGCATCAGCGATGTCGGGAGAGTCCACTCCCCGCTTCATCATATCTTCCTTCGACTCTAGTTGAATTTCATTCCGCACGTTGAAGGTGTAAGTCGGCCCAACTAGTTGGGCTTTGAGACTGGGGTCACGCGGGAGTGATCCAGTTTTAATCCACTGTCGCATTGCTCCCCACATCGCGGCACGCTTGTTTGCATACCTCTCACCCTCATTACCCCATGCTGTGCCTCCAACATCGTCTTTCCCACCGAACTGTACATCAAAGCAGAATAGATGCATATTACGGACGTTATCGACGACACCACCGCCGACACCACCACCGTCGACAAATATCCCATCGGTATGATATTCGGTGGAGGCCAGCTGTACCTGGGTGGCAAGTTCGACTGTGTCGATTCCACGGAAGGTGCGATAGGGGATGGTGGCGGCATCGCGACCCTTCCTGAAGAACAGAACCGATTCGTTGGAGCCATAGCGCGCTACGTCAACGCCTAACGCAAGCGCTGCCGAGCGACCTTCCACTGGCTCACGTGCCATAGCTTCGTCAACATCGGCAGCCGAGATAAATTCCATCTCACCGTGTCGAGGGAATGTTCCCCTGACGCGTATACGCACAAAGTCGGAATCTTCCCCATATGCGTTAACCCACTTGTCGATTTGAGTGCGGTTTGTAATCGTAGGAACGGTACGGGAATCGACCTGAATTGTTTTCCAAAAGCTGTGGAATTTACCACCACTAAAAGCCTCCCTGAACCGACCCGAGTTGCGGGTAGGGTTGCCAAACATCAACCAGATGATTTCGGTGTCGCTGTCGGTCAGTGCGCCTTCGGCAACTTCATGGATGATGTCAGGAATGGCAGAGGCTTCGTCCATCACTAGAAGAAGGCGCTTGCCCTTGTTGTGCAGCCCCGCGAACGCTTCTGTGTTACGTTCCGACCAAGGTACCATGTCGATACGCCAGGTTCGCTCACGGCTCGGGTCACGTGAGAGCAGGGCTGTAGCGGTGAGTTGAAAATGATCCTTAGCGATGAAGAGATTATACCACTTGCCAAGCTCGGCCCAGGTCTTGGTTTTAAGCTGGACTTCGGTATTGGCAGTGACCACACCACGCGTGTCTGGCGCTGTGGTGAAGGCCCATAAGATAACCCAGGCGACCAGGCAAGACTTCCCGACACCATGGCCCGAGGCTACAGCTAGTTGGATTGCTTCGTTAGGGGTAAGGAGCCCATCGCGTATCAGACGCAGTATGCTGGTCTGCCAAGCCGAAGGACCATCAAACTCCTCAAGCGATGTCTCACTCTCGCGCCAAGGGAAGGCCGCCAAGACAAAAGCCTCCGGGTCCTTATTGCAAGATGCGAGAAGCGCGAGTAAGTCCGACAACGATGGGCTCCTTATATCCGGCGTTTCACTTCGCCGACTATGCGTGCCCCGGATGGCGCGGGAGGAACCTCGATCATCCGGGGCGGTTCGATCACCGGAGTGGAGTCCAATGATCGAACACTTTTCATCCGACTCAGGGCCTTCTCAAGATTGCCCGCAAAGTCGAGATTCACATTCACCTTCGTCTCGCGCTTGCCGTAGCCAGTGCGATCAGCGGTGAGCTCGAGAATGCCAAGGAGTTCGCGAACTGGAGGGAGTTCGTCATTCTCCTCCGCGACCTCGAGCTTGTCATTGAGCATTCGTATGGCCTTGCCTCTCGCGAGGATCATCTGCCGATGAGTGGCGTCAAGTTGTTCCTTGAACGACTCATCGACCATCGAGCGGTAGTAGGAGACAAGGTCTTGAAAGGCTGGGTCGATCATCAAGGCGTTGATGCGACCGTGGCTGTAACCCGATTGCTCGACAATGTCACCTGGGCGCATGCCGGCGGCGACCATCCGCGCCACGTTGTGATGGGTGTCGCGGAAGGTTTTGGTACGAGCAGGCGCACGTGGCTCAGCTAGCGCAGCGAGGTCCTCTCGGCGCAGCGGTCGCACGTCACCAATATCTACCTTACCTCTACCTCGAATCATGGTCGTCTCATCACCATCTCTGGCTTCACCCTTGCCGACAGCTTCAACACATGTCCATTTATGACGAGGGCCACTTCCGTGGCCACACTCTCCGCTGGTTTATGAACCTGATTGTAGCGCGGGCGGTAGCGCGCTATCAGTTCCCTCTCGAGGGAATCAAGTTCCTCCAAGGCACACTGGCGTACGTGGACTTCGTCAAAGAGCATCCCCTTAACCTTAGGACTGAGCCAGACTGGGTACTCCGCCTTCTTCCCCTTTCGCGAATCCGCATACATCTTCCGATGTGAATAAATCCGCACGTACATCGACTTCGACTGACCGACATAAACCACAGCCCCTCTCCAAGCCAAGACGTAAATCCCAGCTGAGAGAACCGTAGAAACGTCCGTAAACCCATCCAGCCGCACAGTCGATCTCCACCCTACCCTCCACCATGGCACATTTCATCCGCAAAGTCAAGCCCTAAGATTAACTTTATTCGCCTCCTCCAACCTTGGCGAAGCGAAGTAAAGGTATGGGCCTTTCGATTTTTCACACAATTGAACTGAGGGCTCTGCGGCCACGCGGCAGACGAAATTTTGGACCGGGGGCCTTGCGAGCACCCCGGTCCAATAGGCGCGAGCTAGCGTTGGCTACTCTTTCGTGGCGAGGAGGGAAGCGTTGTCAGCGAGGAAGTCCTTGATACGGTTGACTTCGCTAAGCAGACGCTCCCACTGGCCAGCGTACAGCGTGACAGGGAAGCGGCCCAGACCGTACACGCTGAGCGCACCCTTCTCCGATACCTTCAGCGTGACCTTACGCTGGCTATCGGCTTTCATCTTGGCAATCTGTGCAATCAGTTCCTCGCGGGACATGGTTTGCAGGTTGGTCATTGGCTTGGCTCCATTTCAGGCCGGTCCATCCGGCCACATCGCCACAATGCGCCCGCCGAGCGCCGAACACAAACGCTTATTCCGCATACCCGCCATGCAAGCGCCGTAGTGCTGCAACGCACCTATCCCTTAACCCTCCCTTAAACACTCCCTCAAACCTCCCTTATCTCCTCTATTTCCCGAAGTCCCGTCGTGGCCTATAGTCCTGTCAAGACTCTCTCTCTAGATAGAGGGTATTTACCCCCATGACGGGGCTCTGATCAATCTAGGAATTGAGGGGACTATCAGGGAGGCTAGAGGGACCATTAAGGGAGCGGTGCCATATATCAGGGATGATAGCTATTGACAATGCGCTCTGACTGTGGTATGATGCTGGTCATCGTCGCAGTCATGCCAAGGACTGATGAGCCAGCACCCGATAGGACAGGCTTGTAGCGAAGCGACACATCGTGAAGGCATCGCTATGCCTGTGCGGATCATTGTAGCGCCAGCGACACATCGTGCCTGCATAGGCTGTGTTGATTGCATACCTGTCGCTGACTATCGCAGCTATGATGCAATCAACACTGTCCAATCAACACAGCCGATAGTCCAATCAACACAGTGCCGCAGCGCAGCATCACGCGTTCGTGATCGAAATTCACGATTTCGTGATCGCGTTCGCGTTTCGTTCCGTGTATAATAAGCGGCACACAACGGAAGATTATCGACATGGACTATAACACCGCCATAACCCAGGCCAGACAATTAGCATTCACTGATGGTGATATATATGTCGTCTGGACATACTCTGGGTATAAGCAATGGCTATGTACTAGTTATAGCTGCTGTGAGTTGCTGGATGCAAGTCAAGTAAGATACGTCCTGCCAAATGGTGAAGTTACTAAGTTAATCTAAGGTAGCGCCGACCATAACAAGGCGCCCCTCACCGGGTTATCAGTGGGCTGTTTCACACCGGCATAGCCGGGGCAGGCATAGGGTAGGACTGGTCAATACAGTCCGTTGATCCGAAAGCCTTACATCCGTCGGAGCGTTGGCAGATTAGCCGCGCTCTAGGGACTATATAATCAGGGGCTTGGCCAATCTCGGAGCCAAGACAATGAACCTTGACCAGATCTTGAATGAACTCACACAGGTTGTCAAGCCAGTGGTACAGGCTATTCAGTCGAAAGAGCCGACCACACAGAACTACTATCGTGAGTATATGTCTGCCATCTCTGTGCTGCTAAAGTATATCACTGGTAAGGAAGATACCATCGCGGTTAGGAATAAGATAATCCTTGGTATCGGCGTTGCTCTCAATCGTGCGGGAGCGAACAAAGCGGGAGTTGTCTCTGCTGTCCGTGCTATGGGTGCCTTAGACTAATCTCAACCTAGCCAAGCCTCTAATTATATAGTCCCGATGCAGGCTATCCACCTAGCGGGGATAGGAGTGGAGCATGAATAAGAAAATCAACTATCTACTCAATGTATCTATTGAGTGGACTATAACTGGCGATGGCTTTGCCCGTCGAGCCGAAGGCAAGTACAAGGATTGGACCTTCACAGTCTTACGTGGCGATCGTGGAGGCTGGAATATCACGATTAATGGTATCCAGGCATGGACCCATATGCGTGGTTTCGACGAAGCTGTAGGTTCGGTAAAGGATAAGCTCAGGAACTGGGCCTATATGGATCAATTCAGGAACTAACAACAGACCCGCTAGATGAATAGCCTACATAAGTAAATCCAACCCAGGCACAGCCTCTCGAAGTCTCACTATCACGGTAAGAGCCTTGGACCGTTCCCGTTCGCGGTCATTTCAGTCCGCTAGGCTCTTCGCAAGCTGTCGGGACAGGCCGTGGCCAAACGTAGCATCGACAAGGGACAGGAGCAGGCGCAAGCCTGTGGTACGCTCCGGCCCACAATCATCGCCCCCTCGTGATTGTGTCCTGTCTCTTATCCGTGCTACGCCTGTGTTGATTGGGCATCTAGTATGCTCAATTCAACCTGTCGTCACGACAAGCCCGGCCTAGGCTGAGCTTGTTTCACATAGCGAAAGCATAGACCGTTTGTCGGGAGGGACAACCTACCGATGGTCATTCTCCATAACGCTACCAAATGCCTGCTTAGGCAGGTCGAGTGTGGCAATAGATGGGACACTGACCTTCGCCAGACCCCTTTGATCGAGCTATCAGGCGGTAGTCTTACGCTTCCACAACGTAAGAAAGGTCTAGACAAATGGCTAAGATACAAGTCCCAGTGCCGAAGGCTGGCAAAGGCGTCTACATCGAAGTGGACACTGATGCCGATATCCCTGACTCACTGGTTGCTGAAATCTGGATGCAGGGACTGAAAGTCGTCCTCAATCGCGGGATGACCGATGTCACCGCTTCCAAGATGCCTGAGAAGGACAAGCGTGAGGCTGAGGCAATGGCCATTGCCCAGAAACAGCTTGACATGCTCCGTAAGGGCGAGACCCGCGTCACCGGCGGGAAGTCTAAGAACAAGGCTTCCGGTGAGGTTATGACCGAGGCTCGGCGCATCGCTAAGGCGCTGGTCAAGGATGGTCTGCGTGCGAAGAAGATCAAGATTTCGCATGTCGATCCCAAGGTCATCACCGCGGCTGCCAATGCTCTGCTTGAGAAGGATGCTTCTATCATCGAGAAGGCCAAGGCCGTCGTCGAGGAGCGGAAGCAGATCACTGTGTCTGATGACATCATCGACACCATCCATGTGTCGGAGAAGCATAAGGCCAAGGCAGAGTCCGAAGCAGCGAAGAAGAAACAGTTGTCGGCTGCACAGGCGGGAAAGACCAAGACCCGCGCCAAGGGCCAACAGCTTAATGCCTAAGCTGGCACAAACCGGCTTAGACTAAGGGGCCAGTAGTCCCATCCCTAGCGAGCAATGACCAGCAGGCCATGGTCAGGATCGCTAGGGCCTACCTTTCCAGCGTTTGCGTAACCCCAAGCCAAGCCAAAAGGAACACACAATGTCTAGCTACGGAAACGAGCACCTGTTCAATCAGGCCGCGCCAAGTCACGACGAACCGGAGGGTATGAGCATGGTCCGCCAAGTCTTTGAACGGGCCAGCAATGCCATCGTCGAAGCTTCCAAGCTCGCCAAGGAACTTGAGCAGATCAGGCAGGAAGTCGAGCAGATCAAGCGTGACCTCGACTACATGCGAGCACGGAACAAGGAACTGGATGAGATGCTGGCCACCACACGCCAGCAGCGTGACGAGGCCCGCCAGTCTGCCGCCGATACCACGGCCAAGCTCTCTCAGGCAACGTCCGAACTGGACAGCACCAAGTATCACCTGGAACAGATGACCAACCAGCGCAACACCTTGGAAGAGCAGGTCCGCAAGCTCAATGAGGACCTTTCCCAGGCGATGGACAGTTGGCACAAGTCCGATCAAGCCAAGGACGAAGCCCAGGCCAAGCTGAAGGAAATCGAGGACTTCGCTCAGCGGGCCTTCGCCCTTGTCCGCCCTACTCAGTCTACTACCCCACC